CGTGAATTTAAGAATATGGAAAAACTTCCATCCGCATTAAAGATAACCTGTTCCTCGACTCTCGAAGGCATGTCCATATAATATACGCCGATAGCCTCTGTAAGTAACGGATTTTTCAAAACTTTTTAACACCCCTCATCATCGTTGTGCTGTTCCCGGGCTTTCAGGCGCTTCATAAAATCGATGTGTGCGCGAAGTTCTTCCGGATCAATGTCTCTGGCAACGTGGAAGAGGGAACGAAGATCGGGGTTCTCAAAGACTTCCTGAGCGATCTGGCGGGTTTCATCATTTATATAATAATGGTCGTCAGAGGATTCGGTTTCGTCTATTCCAATAATATCTGTTTTTTTGCATTGTAGAGCTGAACTTATTCTTTCTACCATACCCATTTTGGGCTCTGTGCGATTAATCTCCCAAGAAGATACGGTCTTGTCACTCACACCGAGCATTTCTGCCAATTCAGATTGCTTAAGGTTTCTACACTCTCTCCATTTTTTTATATTATCTCCGATACTCATTGTAGTGCACCGCCTTTCTAATTTGAATTATATGCGTTTTGTAGGACGATGTCAAATGAATTATGCAAAATGTAGAAAAAACTGTTGACACACTACAAAATGTGGAGTATACTACAAAATATCTACAAAACGTAGGGAGGTGAAAATAGTGGGTCTTTCATTGAAACAGTGGAGATTAGTTAAAGAAATTTCGCAGGCAGAAATGGCATCTAAATGTGGTGTGCACAGAAATACGTATGCTGCATGGGAAGAAAAGCCAGATGAAATTTCTGTGAGAAATGCAAAAATTATAGCAAGAGCTTTGAAAGAAAGCGTAGATACTATTTTTTTTAATGATGAATCTACGAAATGTAGAAAATAAAAAGAAGAGCGGAAAGTTCACGATTTTTGAGGTCAAAGCATTGTGTAGACTGTTTAAATGTAAATTTCCTTGTTGAGCAACGAGAGGAGGCGAGGAAGAATGGCACTGAAAAGAGTACTCATTGATTCTGCTGGGCGGTTATTCTTGGATGGCGAAGAAATTCCGGGTGTAACGGATTATTGTTTGAAATACTCCGCCGATAATGGCGGTACGGCGGAGCTTTTGGTGAAAATGTTGGTTACAACAGACCGAGTTGTTTCTGAATCAGAGAAGAAATAACACCGGTAGCAATATCCTTGATGGCTGAAATGGATTCAGAACCCACCGTATTTGCAATTTCTTTGGTTTTGCTCCAATTGTTATCCGAACGAATATCAGAAAGAAACTGGTGACCTGATGGTGAGAGATATTGCACCATGCATCCACCATCGAGAAACCAGTATGTTTTTCCGCCGAAAAGATCAGATAATTCACACTGCTTTACATGGTAAAAAATAACATCATCTGAATATTGAGCAAGTGTAGATGGCATTTTGCCTGGAGTGAAACGAATGTGAGTATTCAAAGATGTTTCTAATTCTACGGAAATCAGAATATCACGAATGCAATCAGGATTAAGTTTCATGTTGTATTTCCTTTCTATTGTACTCGGCTCTGGCAGGAGCCTGTGGGTACAGTATAAGTCAAGGAGGCGCAAAAAGCAACGAAGGGAGGTGAGGCGATGGATAACAATGTAAAAGACTTGACACAGTCAAAAGAGATTGCAGAACATGTCTGCCGGAGCCTTGCATCGGCGGTGCATCTGCCGGAATTTGGCATCGGTAGCGTGCCGGTGTCCGTGGTGGCGAAGGTAATGGGAAAAGATGCAACGTGGGTGCAGGCAGGCATTATCTCCGGGTGGCTTCCGATTGGAAAAGCCACCCAAGAGAAGCAACTGATCACGAGCATGAAGCAGTTGGATCGTAATAAGAAAACCAATTATTATGTAAGCCCCAAGTTATTGTGGGAACTTACAGGGTATGTATGGAAGGGAAAGGAGCGAAAAGATGATGAAGAGAACATCGCAGATTAAAAGTGTCGAGGCTAAGAAAGAGGGAGAGCTGTCTGTTGTGACATGTACAAGCACACCGAGAGAGCGTGTCGATCTGCTGGCGCTGTTCCAGTGTCTGCTGATCGGGGCAACCGGAGCGTCGGCACTGATGGCGATCGGGGCGTGGGTAGCATTATCGCTGGCGCGGTAAAGAAAAAGCCCCGCGTAGCGCCAACTACGTCGGGGCGGTGAAACTATCTAAAAAGTATTCATCTCTTTTATTGTAAGGGATGAGAGGAGAAAATGCAATGAAAATTATTAAGGTAGATGTACTTGGAGCAGTGACCGAGCATGAGTATTGTGCAGATACTCTCTGTGAGCTGATTGATCCAACCTGTGAACTGGTCGAGAAAGTTTGTCCGAGACGGTTGTATGACGTCTTTGGCATGAGCAATGATTCGGGCAGAGGCGTGGTGATGTTGGTTGATGAGGAGGGTTTGATGAAATACCTTCCTGTAAATGAGTTTGGAAGTTGGCTTTATGGAACAGATATTCACGGAAATCCGATTGTCGGAGATGTGTTGTTCGTTGGAACGGAGTATTGCGATGATGGAATCAGATTCTGCGGGCTTCCTGATGATGTGAGAGAAAATCTCAGGAAGAAGATTAAGTTATGGGCAGATATCTGGTTTAATGCAAGCGAGGATGTGTGATGAATAGTAGATGTGATAACTGTGGAGCGGAGGACTGCTCCAGATGCCACAAAGAGGCGGAGAGAAGAAAGAAGTCTGGATATAGAGAGGGAGAAGAGTATGCTGTACAAGATTGATGATGTGATCCGTGAGGGATGGGAGGCTGTTGATCCAGAGACCGGCGAGATTGTGAATGAAGAGGCACATGAGGCTTTTGAGGAACTGCTGAGAAAGCAGGAAGAGATGGTTATCGAAGAAATGTCCCTTTATGCAAAGAACAAGCGGGCGGAAGCAGTGGCATTGAAAGCGGAGAAGCAGGCTTTTGCCGAGCGTCAGGCGACGGCGGAAAGAGAAGCAGAGGGCGCAGAAAGATATGTTGCGACTCTCTTGGCGGGCGAGAAGTTTGAGACTGCGAGAGTGAAGATCACTTGGCGCAAGAGTCAGGTGGCAGAGTTTACTGGTTCGATCGAAGATCTTCCGGAAGAGTGCATCCGCTACGTGTTGCCGGAGGTGAATAAGACGGAGCTGAAGAAGCTCCTGAAAGCTGGAACAGAGATCCCGGGTGCGAAGTTGGTGACGCGTAACAACATGCAGATCAAGTAGGGGGGACAAGCCATGGAAGAGAAGAAAGCGGAGAAGAAAAACATCTTTGAGTCCCTGACTAGAGTGATGGGAGATATTGGAGCTGTGGCAAAAGATTCTGTGAATGAGCAACAGTGTTTCAATTACCGTGGAATCGACGCGGTAATGAATGCATTAAATCCGGCGCTTGTGAAGAATAAGGTTTTTATAGCTTCTGAGGTATTGGAAATGACTCGCGAGGAACGGAAGACCGCGAGAGGTGGCATTATGATTTGCACTGTTCTTCAGGTAAAGTATACATTCTACGCAGAAGACGGAAGTCATGTGTCAACGGTTGCTCCGGGTGAGGGCATGGATTCGGGAGATAAATCCATCAATAAGGCTATGACCTCGGCATTCAAAAATGCATGTTTTCAGATGTTTTGCATTCCAACAGAGGAAGCCAAAGATCCTGATGCAGAGACACCAGAAGAGAGTTTTCAGGCAGTGATAACTTTTGAACAGGGAAAAGAGCTTCTTGCAGAGCTTTTGCGTACTGGAGTTGGTCAGGCGAGAATTCTTAGAAATTACAAAGTAGAGCAGATCGGAGAGCTGACGGAACCGCAGTGGGAAGAGGCAATGAAAACACTGAAAGGTAAGCCTGATAGACCAGATAAGAAGACAGCATAAAATGTATGCCGGGAGATGCCGAAAGCGCCCGGTACCGCGGACCATATACCTGTGAGAGCACCAGTGTAGTGAACAATAGACAGGAAGATGACTGCGGGGCATAGGTAACTTGTTTGTTCGGCTTGAAATATTGTGTCACGACAATGAATGCCGGAGGGGTGTCTCCTTCCGCTGATCCAGTGGAGGGAGATACATAAAACAGAATAGAGGAAGCGCATGAAAAGCACCTTTGTAGTATATACAGACTGGATAGACATGATTGAGGAGCTGAGTGATGCTGATAGAGGCGTGTTGCTCCTTGCTATGATGCGCTACCAGTTGGGGATGGAGATCCCGGAAATGGAAAAAGGATCTGGTCCGCGTGTTGCGTTTGCGCAGATCAGAAAGCAGTTTGAGAAGGATGATGAGAAGTACAATGAGATCTGCCAGAAGCGTCGTGAAGCTGGAAAAGCGGGTGGAAGACCTAAGGTAGAAGAAAAGGAAAAGGTTTCCGAAGAAAGCAAATGCTTTTCGCAAAAAGCAAGTGAAAGCAAAGCGAAGCAAAATAACCCTGATAATGATAATGTAAATGATAATGATAATGAAAAACAGAATAAAAAACATTCGTGCACTGCCGAAGCCGTTGAACTGTTTGAACGCCTGTGGGCGGAATATCCAGTGAAGAAAGGCAAAGGGCAGGTGAGCGACACCCAGAAAAAGCGACTGCTGGCAATTGGAGAACCTGCGCTGTTGAAGGCGATTGAACGCTACCGTGCAGAGCTGGCAAAAGATTCTGGATGGCGCAGGGCACAGAATGGAAGCACGTTCTTTAACAGCGGGTATGTGGATTATTTGGACGGCAATTTCGTGCCGGACAAGGAAAGACCGGCGGAGAAGAAGTCGGCAGGTGCGCCGAACCGTTTCCGCAACTTTGAGCAGAGAAACACAGACTATGATTCAATGGTCATAGATCAGACGCTGGCATGGCTGAAAAAGGAGGAAGATGCAGGATGATGAATGAACTGAGAATTTTTGACAACCCGGAATTTGGGCAGATCAGAACGATTGAGATTGATGGAAGACTGTATTTTGTGGGGAGAGACGTGGCAGAGGCATTGGGATATGTCAATCCGAGAGATGCGATTTCAAGACATTGCAAAGGTGTCGTGAAACACGACACCTTTAAAGATGGCGGTCAGACTGTTTCGTTGATTCCAGAGGGAGATATGTATCGATTGATTACGCATAGCAAATTAGAGTCAGCAGAGCGTTTTGAAAGCTGGGTATTTGATGATGTTATTCCGGCGATCCGTAAGACAGGTGCGTATGCTGTGCCAATGACCACTGCCGACAAATTGAGACTGCTGGTAGAGTGCAACTCCGATCTGAGCAACCGAATGGACGCAGTCGAGAACAGCGTGGGAGAGGTCAAGGACGAGTTCCGATCCTTCCGCGATGATCTTCCGTTGCTGGGTGCAGAGATGGACCAGATTACCTCAGCAGTCAAGCGCAAGGGCGTGGAAGTGCTGGGTGGAAAGGAGTCGGATGCCTACCACGACAGTAGTCTGCGCGGGAAAGTGTACGCGGACATCTATCAGCAGATCAAGAGAGAGTTTGGAGTGCCGTCCTACAAGCAGATTAAGCGCGGAAAGGTGGATGTTGCGCTCCAGATCGTTGCAAAATATGCCCCCCCTTACGTCTTGGCGAACGATATTGCGAACATGAACGCTCAGATGCGTATGGCAATGTGAGGTGGGTGGCATGACAGAGCTTGGTGAGAAGATTTTTTCCTTGTGTGCGCAGGGAAGAACAACGAAAGAGATTGTAGATCTGTGCGGTGTCTCGGGAACGACAGCCAGAAAGTACAGGAGGCGCTACCGCGAGAAACATCCGGGCGGTGCGCTGACGCTGAGGAATATTTTGCCAAAGGCAACCAAAAAGGATACAGAGCTGTGGCAACAGGCGGTTACAGCGCAGGAGATTGCGCGGATCCGCAGGGAGACTCGAGTGGGAGACAGAATCCCGCTCCAGAGCCTCAAGATTGCGGAGGTGGTGTCTGGTACGGAGCCAACCAACGGGCGTAGGACGACGGGGATCGTGGTAAGCACCAGCAACCGGAGATTTTGCATCGTGGAACTCTCGAACGGCGCGAAAGAGTGTGTTCTGTGGGCAGATCTGGTGACGCAGAGAAGAGTACAGAAAGAAGTGGAGGGGAAGAAAGCGTGATGTTTTTTGTTGGGGGTGTCGTCGGGATTGGTGTAGGAATTTTATCGGTGATTGTGACGTTGCTGGCAGTGGCAGACAGAGAGGAGAGAAAGAAATGAGACTGATTGAGGTAAAGAAAAATGGTGAGTGGGCACTGAAAGGAGTAGAGCAGGAAGCGCTGTGCGCTGGAAAGGTAATCACGGAGGAGCTGAGACAGAAGCTCTATGGTGCGCTGTGTAAGCTGAGAGATTACGAGAACACAGGGCTGAGTCCAGAAGACGTTGAGCGGGTGAACAACTTCAGCGAGAGTCAGGCGATGCGTCTGATGAAGAAGTTGCAGGAAGAGCAGGAGAAACATAGATGGATTCCGGTGGGCGAGAGATTGCCAGAATTTGGTGAATATGTCATGATTTCATTTTCTAATTTTTCTCTACCGATTATAGGAAGATGCGATAGGGACGAAGAAGGAATAATGTGGTTTGCTGGTGGTGAGCTAGAATCACTTGTCAGCCATAATTTATTTGTAAATGCATGGCAACCGCTGCCGGAGCCGTATGAGGAGGGCGCGGATGCAAGAAATTAAAAAGCTAGAAGTTCGGACTTTGCGTCATTTACGTTGACTTGTGACAAGCCAATTGTGATGATTGCACTACACAAGTGAATGGCTTCGATTTTTGCCCGGATTGTGTTGGGAAAATCAAAAATGCAAAGAGAGGGCTGAAGTCGATGAGGGCGAGCCGGTGTGTAGGCGTCCGGGGTGCCCGAAGAATAGAGATTATTGGGAGGATTGGGAAAAAAAAAATAAAGAAGGCTATCCAGACCCAACTGCGAGCCGTGCGATCCGGAACGCAGACAAGATCCCGAAGGAGATTAGAGACTTCCGGCGGGGAATCAAGTTTCTGTGTGAGATCTGCGGTGTGCGGGTGCTGGGAAAGGTTGCGATAGTCGATCAGAAGGGAAGACGGTGGTAATTGAGTTTTAACTCATTCACTTGAGCTAAATTTGATAAATTGAGTTAGATAACTCGAGTTATTGAATTAAAAAAGACCATCCTCATCAGGCGGTCCAAGATATATGTGTTTATTATTGTAGCAGAAATGTGGAGAAGTGACAAGGGAGGAACGTGTGATGAGGATAACGGTTAAATGTGAAAAGAGAAGAAGGGTGAGAGGGAGGTGAGTCCGTTGGACAAGGAAATTCTGGTCCAGTATTGTGAGATGAAGGAGGAGATAAAAGATTTACGACAGAGAATTATGAAACTGGATAAGTTTCTGGAGCATCCGCCGATTGTGGCTGATACGGTGACGGGATCGCGAAAAGACCTGACGATCGGTCCGATCAAGGTGACAGGAATTCCGGATCCAATATATGTCCGGAAGCAGACAGCGCGCGAGCGTTATAGAAAGATTCTGGAGCTGAAAGAGGCTGAACTTTTGGAACTCACCACACAGGCGGAAGAGTACATAGACAGCATTGAGAAATCAGAACTGCGGATTATGTTCCGGCTGTATTTCATCGACGGTCTGAGTGATGCGAAGGTGGCTGATCGGATGAACCGGATGTTTCCGAAGCGTAAGAAGAAGTATACGGATGAGAATGTGAAGAAACGGAGGCAGAGATATTTTGAGAAAATTGAAAATGTCCCCCCTTGTCCCGATGAAACATGATAATATGTAATCTGAAGCCGAAGGTGAACACTCACAGTTTTCAGCTTTTCTTGTACATGACCCCTATTTGCCGGGTGTAACAGCCCGGCAGATGATTTCGCTGGGTCGCACCCAGATGAACTGAGCGTAGCGCAACACCTCAGAGAGATTGACAAAGTCAGATTTGAAAACAGTTAACAGAGCAGGGGCTTGTGCATGCGTGGTGACTGCGAAGACGGCAACTGTTTTCAGACTGGAAGCGCACAATGGAACGTAGCTCAGTTAGGAGAGCGCCCGAGTACGCTCGGGAGATCGTGGGTGCAAATCCTGCCGTTCCAATGCAAATAGATACATACCAACAACCCCCTTTAAGAGTCCTTGCCTCCGGGCAGGGGCTTTTTTGTGCGGGGAGAAGAAAGCGAGGTGAGCCTGAGTGACAGAAAAACAGAAAATTTTTGCAGATGAATACCTGATCGATTTGAATGCCACGAGGGCTTACAAGGTCGCATATCCAAAAACCAAAAACGACGAAGTGGCAAGAGCAGCAGCAAGTAGAATGTTAACAAATGTTAACGTCAAAAAATACATTTCTGATCAGATGGAGAAAATTCACGATAAAAGAATTGCTGATGCACAGGAAGTGATGGAATACCTGACGGCAGTTCTTCGCGGTGAAAGTACAGGACAGGAAATCGTGATCGAAGGTGTTGGCGATGGAATATCGGAAGCGAGAACGATGGAAAAGAAGCCATCTGAGAAAGAAAAGCTGAAGGCGGCGGAACTTCTGGGGCGGAGATATTCTCTGTTTACGGAGAAAGTAGAGGTATCCGGTTCTCTGGAAGCAGAGAAGTCGAAGCTGGATGATCTGCTGAAACAGATACGGGGTGATGGATCGTGAGCACAGAACGCCTTATTTTGTCGGAAAAATATAAAGCGTTTCTCAGGTGTGACGCACCGGTAGAATTTCTGGAAGGAACCACGGCAGCAGGGAAAACGACAGTGGGGCTGTTTAAGTTCATGCTCAAGGTGGCAGAGAGTCCGAAGAAGTTGCATATCATCGCCGCGAAAGACACCGGAACGGCGGAGAAGAACATCATCAACAAGGATCTGGGGATCGTCGATGATTTTGGAGAGCTGGCAGAGTATAAGGGCAACGGAACCAAGGATGATAAGATCCCACATATCCTATTTCACACGACCGGCGGAGACAAAGTCGTCTATGTGATGGGATATGGAGACCGGCAGAAGTGGCAGAAAGCCCTGGGTGGTCAGTACGGGTGCTTGTACATCGACGAGATCAATACAGCAGATATCGATTTCGTGCGAGAGGCTGCAATGCGATGCGATTACCTTATGGCAACGCTGAATCCAGATGATCCTTCGCTGGATGTGTACCGAGAATATATTAATTGTGCGCGCCCGCTACCGGAATGGGAAGCGGAAACACCACAAGAAATTAAAGACGAATTGAAAGAAGAACCAAAACCCGGCTGGGTGCATTGGTTCTTTTCTTTTGTGCATAATTTGGGACTTCCGAAAGAAAAGCTGGAGAAGATTCTGGCGAACACACCGAAGGGCACAAAGATCTGGAAGAATAAGATTCTGGGACTTCGTGGAAAAGCGACGGGACTGGTCTTTCCGAACTTCGAGCGCAAGAAGCATGTAGTAACAGCCGAGTGGGTGCATGCAGAGGAGAAAGCCGGACGAATTCGGTGGAAGAAATTCACCTGCGGACTGGATACCGCGTACTCTACCAAGTCACCGGACACAATCTCGATGATCTTTCAGGGGATTACGGAAGACCGGCGCTTGATCACACTGGCGGAAAAAGTATACAACAATGCAGATCTTGAGACGCCGATCGCACCCAGCGACACAGCAGTGAGATTTGTGGAGTTCTTGGAGCGATGTCGGAAAGAGTGGGGCTATGCCAAGGATGTTTATATAGATAGTGCGGATCAGGCGACGATCACAGAGCTTCGGAAGTATAAGAGACTGCATGGCTGTTTGTATAACTTCTGGGATGCCTACAAGAAATTGGAGATTCTGGATCGAATTAAATTGCAACTTGGCTGGATTCAGCAGGGCTGTTATCTGGTCGTCGATGAGTGCTCGGGGCATCTGGCAGAGCTTGAAAAGTACAGTTGGAAGGAAGATAAGGACGAGCCGGAAGACCGGAACGACCATACAATAAACAGTTCGCAATATGCTTTTATTCCGTATAGACAAATGATAGGATTTTCTGTAGACGATGAAAATAATGCTTGACTTTTGTGGATACATATATTAAGATATATTTGTGGATACAAAAGTGAGGTGATGAAATGAGCCCACGAACAGGCAGACCGACTGATGCCCCTAAAAATTTAAGTACAAGGATACGGTTGTCTCGGGATGATGTAGAGATGCTGGAGTTTTGCTGTAAGGAACTTAAAATAAGCAAATCAGAAGTGTTACGTTTAGGGATTAGAAAGGTCTATGAAAAACTGAAAAAATAAAAGAACCCGCTTCCTCTGGACAAGGTATCAGCGAGTTCTTACGTAGAAGTTTCCTTCTGTAAATATTATAATGCAGAATGGAATTTCTTTCAACCACAATTTGAAAGGAGTTTTTATTATGGGTAAAGTGCAAAGTGTTTATAAAGCTATCGAAAAGGTAAAAGTAAAAGACCAGTATTGCGCATGTATATCGCATTTTATAGAAATTAAAAAGCAAGCAGGAGGGTATTATGATGCGCTTTACGATAGCTTTCGATTCGGTTATTTACAGGGCATGAAAGCCGCCAAAGCAGAGATGAATCGGGGGGGGGTATAAAAGATGGCAACAAATCCAGATAAGCGTAGCATTGATATAACAGGTCAACGCTTTGGACATTGGACAGCAATATCTTTTGTAGAAACTAGAGGAAAACGGCGTGAATACTGGAAATTTCGATGTGATTGCGGGAAAGAAAAGACTGTACTAAAATACAATGTGACAAGTGGAAAATCAACAAATTGCGGTTGTATGCAATATATAAATCGTAAAGGCAATATTAAACATGGAAAAAGACATACAAGACTATATAACATCTACTGTGGCATGAAGGAAAGATGCTATAATCAAAAAGGCAGTAATTATTCTTACTATGGCGGACGGGGCGTAAAAATATGCAATGAATGGAATGATAATTTTATGTCATTTTATAATTGGGCTATGGTAAATGGATACGATGATGGTCTGAGTATTGATAGAATTGATGTAAATGGTAATTATGAACCCTCAAATTGCCGATGGGCGACTATGAAAGAGCAATCAAACAACAGAAGGCCAAGAGAGGGTCATATGAATTAAGTGTAGGGGACGAGTAATCGTCCTCTTTTTATGTCAAAAACGGAGGAAGAGAAATGAGGTGGTTAGAAAAGATGGGTGAAAATATCAAACGAACTGTAAGAAGCTGGTTGCAGATTCAACCGGCGAATCCCTACAATATTCAGATCAGAGAGATGGCGGATTTCGAGACCAATGCGATCCGCAACCGGATCTGGTACCGGGGAGACAGCAATGAGCTGGAACAGCTGTACGGCAATCTTACAGAGTATGCAGACAAGCATAAGTTCTGGGCTTCCCGCTGCACTCCAGGAATGGAGATGCGCAAGATTCACACCGGACTGCCGGGCTTAATTGTTCGCATCCTATCTTCGATCACGTTAGCAGACATGGGAGATTTTGAGTTTGATCAGGATCAGCAGGAACAGACATGGGCGGAAATCGAAAAGCAGAATAAGTTCCGGAAGAAAATGGAAAAGGCTCTGAAAGAGATTCTGTACATCGGAGACGGCGCGTTTAAAGTCACAATCGATACCGAGGTAAGTGAATATCCGATCTTGGAATGGTATCCGGGAGAGCGGATTGAGATCATCCGCCGGAGGGACCGTATCAGCGAGGTGATTTTCAAGACGCCGATCGTGGCGCAGGGAAAGCAATATGTTCTGAATGAGCGGTACGGACACGGGTACATCCTGAACGAGCTGTATTTGAATGAGAAGCTGGTGGATCTGAGTATTTTGGAAGAAACCAAGAATCTGCGAGATTATGCCTTTGGCAAGAGTACGATTCTTGCAGTACCGATTCGCGTGTATGAGTCGGCAAAATACGAGGGACGCGGTGGATCGATTTTTGATGGCAAGCTGGATAGCTTTGATGCTTTCGATGAAGTCTGGTCGCAGTGGATGGATGCACTTCGAGCAGGCAGGGCAAAAACCTATATTCCGGATTGTCTGGTGCCGAAAGATCCGGAGACCGGAATGACACTCCGACCGAATCCGTTCGACTGCCGGTATTTTGCCTCAGATAATGACATGGGCGAGAAGGCAGAGAACAAGGTGCAGACGGATCAGCCGACGATTCCACATGACAGTTATCTAGCGTCTTATGTGACGGCACTGGATCTCTGCTTACAGGGAATTATCAGTCCGAGTACCCTCGGCATCGACACGAAGAAGCTGGACAATGCAGAGGCACAGCGCGAGAAAGAGAAAACGACGCTGTATACGAGAAATGCGATCGTGGAAGCCTTACAGGAGACGCTTCCGGAACTCGTGTCGGCGACTATTAACGCGTATAACATTCTGTTGCACAAGCCGATTGAGGAGGTTAAGGTAGACATTCCATTCGGGGAGTACGCAAATCCATCTTTCGAGAGCCAAGTTGAGACGATGGCAAAGGCGCGTCCGGGAGTGGCGCTGATGAGCGTGGAGGCGCAGGTAGAAGAGTTGTACGGAGATTCGAGAGACGACGAATGGAAGCAGGAAGAGATTGCACGTTTGAAAGCAGAACAGGGCATTGCAGAAGTAGCAGAACCGGGAGTCAATATGGCTGCCGGGCTTTTTAATGTTAATCTGGGAGGTGACGGAGATGCAGGTGAAGGTGATGAACCGAGTGTACAGAATGGGCCAGGAGGAGTACCAAGGGCTGTTAAAGATGGCAAGTGATCAGGTACCGTTTGACGTGTACGCTATCGAGAAAAAAGGATACGCGGAACTCCGGAATGACAAATGCAAGAGCATGAGCCAGTTAAAAAAGCTGATTCGCGGATTCAAGGCACAGGGATTCAAGGTACTCTCAAACGACGGCCAGATACTGCAGCCTGCAGGACAGGATGCTATGGAAGGGGCGCTGATGAGTGCAACCTGATGAGTACGATCTTGCTGAGGCCTTCCGGAGCATCGAAAATGAACTGATTGCCTCCATGATCCGGAACCTGGACCGGCACAGGGCGGAAGAGACCAAGGAAGGTTACAACTGGTCCATGTGGCAGGTGAAACAGCTGAAAGCCCTGGAAAAGTACAAGAGAGACAACCAGAAGAAATACCAGAAGCAGTTTCGGAATCTGAACACCCAGATCGAGGATCTTATCCGAGAAGCGAGGCGCAAGGGCGGGATGGATCAGGAGATACAGATTCTTGAGGCAATCAAAAAAGGATGGGAAGCGCCACCACGGCAGAAAATGACAGGAGAGTTCTTTCGTCTGAATAACAGGAAGCTGGAAGCACTGATCGAAGCCACGGTGAAGGATATGAAGAAAGCCGAGACTGCGATACTCCGAAAAGCAAACGATGATTACCGAAAAGCGATTTTTGATGCGCAGGTTTATGCCAATTCTGGCGCCGGTACATACGAGAAAGCGGTGGACATGGCTACGAAGGACATGCTCTCTCGGGGACTTAATTGTGTGGAATACTCCAATGGAGCAAGGCATACGCTTCCAGACTATGCAGATATGGCAATCCGAACAGCCAACAAGAGAGCGTACCTGCAAGGGGAAGGTGAAAAACGGCAGGAGTGGGATATCCACACGGTTATTATGGCGAAACGTGGAAATCCGTGCCCGAAATGCTTGCCATTTGTGGGAAAAGTCTTGATCGATGACGTTTGGAGCAATGGAAGTGGTAGTGGGAACAAGGGGACTGATCCGGAGACAGGGAAGAAGTACCCACTGATGAGCTATGCGATCAGTAAGGGGCTGTATCATCCACGGTGCAAGGATAGTCACACTACATACTTTCCGGGGATTTCTTCAGCGGACGATACATGGACGCAGAAGGAGCTGGAAGACATTGGATTGAAGAACCAGCAGGAAGCACAGCAACAATATGCCGAGAGACAGAAAGAAAAGTATGAACGGTTATCTGAGTACTCTTTAGATGCAGAAAATAAATTGAAGTATACGGAAAGAGAAAAGGAGTGGAATCAAATTGTAAGAGAGTGTGGACATAGAGGGCGTAACAAGTCAACTGTGATGAATCGTAAAGAAATTACATCTAATCGATATAGAAAGAAGGTCGATGCTCTTCCAGAAGATAAGTCAATGTGCAGAATAATAGCGTCTGAAATGATAAATATTATCAAACAGCGAAGCGGAACAGAATATGAAAGTTTGGTGTTCATCAATATCGAAACAAAAGAAGTGAAGCGTTCTTTAGAAATGAATTTACGCCAAACTGTTGCTCCAACAAATAAAATGGAGAAAATGCTAAAATCCTCAAAAGAGTATTCGATCATAGCAATACATAACCATCCCGGAAGTTCTGTGCCAAGTTGGTCGGACATAATGGTGGCATCAATAAGAAAGTACAGATATGGTTTAATAGCTGCACATGATGGAACAATTTTTAAGTATAAAATTACAGGAGAAATCAATAGAATATTTTATGATGCTGCCGTTGCAAAGTTGGATAAAACAGGATATACTGAAAGTAGTTTGAAGGAATTCTGTATTGAGGTAAGAGATGCAGGTGTTGAAATGGAGATGTTATAATTGGTAACGTATGATGCTATATGTCAGAAACTCGGATTTGATCCAATGAATTCAAACAAATATAATAAATTACAATTTCATACAGAAGATGATAATTACACAAATCCGTTAGATGTTTTATCGCTTGAAGAGCTTGACTTTTTGGTTGAATATGTAAAGAAAAATAGCTAATACCACCGGTCAATAGGCTGGTGGTATTTTTGTACCCATTTTTCAGAAAGAGAGGAATAAGAACATGATTATTACAGGAATGGCGCATTTCCAGAGTGTGTGCAAGAAGAAACTGGTTGAGTGGTACAATGCTCAGAACGAGAATGAGAAAATTGATCTGAGCAACGTCTTTGTTGTGTGGAGTTGCAAGACTTTGCAGAATTACAAGTGCCTTGCTTCTACCACAGTTTCGGGTGATGGGATCTATGCAGAGTATACCTATAACGGTAACAAACAGGAGCTGTATGAAGACATCTATCGCAAGGTGAAAAATACTTGCCATGTGGAGGAGTAAGCAGATGGACGTATTAACTTGGCTCCGTCGGCACTTTTGCCAGCATAACAGCCGGAAGCATTGGAGCAGGGTCTCCGGTCCCTACGGCGGATATGTGAAGCGTTGCACGAAATGCGGGAAGATCGCGTCTCGGTAGCCGGAGTGAGATAGTCATAGCTTAGCAATAGAATAGTTATAGGATAGTCATAGGCACGCAGAGATGCGTGTTATTTTTATGTCCAAACGCGAGAAGACGTAAAACTCTGCGCGATACTCTCAGAACGAAAGGAGATGCAGAAATGGCAGAGAACCAGACACAGCAGGGCGCTGGTACCGCAGGAGACGGCGCACAGGCGCAGACACAGCAGAATCCGAACGGACAGCAGTCAGCTCCGGCGGTCGATTACGACAAGATCCAGCAGATGCTCGATGGAGCACTGGCAGCGCGGGAGGACACAGCTCTGAAAGCCTATTTTAAACAGCAGGGATTATCCCAGCAGGAGGCAGAGCAGGCGATCGCAACCTTCAAACAGCAGAAGGCGAAAAACACTCCGGATGTGAGTGCCATGCAGGCGCAGATGACTCAGATGCAGGCAGTGGCACAGGAAGCGCAGGTTCAGAGTGCTGCAACGATGGTGGCAGTGACGCTCGGAATCAGTGCGAAGTCGATTCCGTACGTGCTCAAGATGGCGGACCTCAGCAATGTGGTCGGGCAGGATGGCAAGATCAACGAGGAGACGCTGAAATCAGCGCTGAACAAGGTACTGGAAGATGTGCCGGCACTGAAACCGCAGGCATCCGGAACAACCGGGTTCGTGCAGGTGGGTGCATCAAGTAACGGTGGATCAGGACAGCAGACCAATCAGGTGGATCAGCTTTCCTCGATCTTTGGAAACAAGAAATAAGAGAAAGGGTGAAGTAAATTATGGCAGTATACGATTACGCAGAAACTTTTATGCGCGAGCTGGCGCAGAAGTATTCGAGAGAGATGGTCTCCAACGACCTTACACTCTCAAATCCGGGAATTAAGTTCCTGAATGCACAGACAATCAAGATCCCGAGACTGACTGTGAGCGGTTATAAGGATCACAACCGTAGCAATATGGGATTCAACTCCGGAACGATCCAGAACGACTGGGAGCCGAAGAAGCTGACTCACGATCGTGATATTGAGTTCGCAATTGATCCGATGGATATCGACGAGACTAATCTTGTTGTGGAAATTGCGAATATTCAGAACACATTCGAGGAGGAGCAGGCAATCCCGGAGAAAGACAGTTATCGCTTCTCCAAGCTCTATGCAGAGGCAAAGACCAACAAGAGCAAAGGCGCAGTGATTGACAATACCGCTCTTACCACTGCCAATATTCTTGACTGGTTTGATGAGCAGATGGCAATCATGGACGATCAGTCCGTACCGCAGGAGGGACGTATTCTCTATGTGACCTCTGCAATGAACAAACTGCTGAAGAGTGCCGATGGGGTAAGCAGAATGATCAGTGCCGGTGCTGCGGGTGTGATTGATCGTCGTGTTCACGGTCTGGATGATGTGCAGATCAAAACTGTACCGTCTGCGAGATTTAAGACCAAATATGAATTTACAGATGGCTGTGTGCCGGCGTCGAGTGCAAAGCAGATCAACATGATGCTCGTGCATCCGTCCTGTGTGATCTCTCGTGACAAGTATGCATACATGAAGTTGTTCACTCCAGGAACGGATTCTCGCACAGCTGACAAGTATGTGTACCAGAACAGATACTATACAGACATTTTCCTGATCGAAAGAAAGTCCTGTGGTATCGCAATCAACGCAGAATCGGAAGATTAAGAAGGTTGAGAAGGTTGAGGTGAGAATATGACAGCAGAGAAAGATAATAAGGTCTATACGATCGATCAGAGTCAGGTGGCGACGTATCAGAGCGCAGGTTTCGATATTCGTGATGATGAAGGAAATCTGATCGAGTATGGAGCAAACAAGGCAGTTCCGTACAGCGATTATGCCAAGCTCCTGAAAGAAAATGAGGAGCTGAAAAAGCAGATTTCCTCTGAAGAGGGAAAAGAACCTGAGGAAGAGGTTGCAAAGACCGCACGGAAGAAAGCAGGGCAGTGATATGGCATATGAGCCGTATGTAACTCCGGAGTATTACACAGAAGAATATGGCGGTGGTACGGTGCCAGAGGAGAAACTTTCGGTAGCCCTGAGGCAGGCATCCCGGCATGTGGATTCCCTGACTTACAATCGCATTGTAGGTCAGGGATTTTCTAATCTGACCAACTTCCAGAAAGAAATGATTCGCGAAGTGGTCTGCTCGCAGGCAGATTTTGAGCACGAGAATGAAGATGAGATTAACACGATTCTTTCCAGTTACAGCATAAACGGTGTATCGGCACAGTTTGGTAGTTCTTGGAATGTCTTTACGGATAAGGGCGTGGCGATGAAAAGAGATACATACGCTTTGCTGTGCCAGACGGGATTGTGTTGCAGGTTGGCGAGGTGATTGCGTGAAATATCCGTGTTTGGTGCCGAAAAGGCTCTGCAAAACACCGGTGCATGTGCATCTGGAAGCAGAGGAAACGACCTGCGAGGGGGATCCGGAATTTGTGGTGGATCTTGATCTGAAATGCAATTTTCAGGATCGGGCAAAAACCATTTTGACGGCAGAAAAGAAGCTGGTGCAGATCACGGGAACCGCCTTGTTTCCGGGAGACATTGCGCCGGATTTGCCGTCTCTGAGTGGTGGCACAGTAACGATCTTCGGACAGGAGCGCCGGATTGAGCAGGGGTGTAAGAATCGGAATCCGGACGGCTCTGTGAATTATTGTAGTCTGGAGGTGGTCTGATGCAGGTGACTTCAAGTGTGAAATTGAACTGGGGGCGAATCCACCAGCTCACGCAGGCAGCAGTGACCGCGTTGGAGCAGACGGCAGAGGCACTGCATACCGAAGTGGTGCAGGCGCAGGTGATGCCGTTCGAGACTGGATGTTTACAGAATGAGAATACCTTTGTGGATTACAGTAAGTCAGCGCAGGGACAGGTGGCACTGGTGTCCAGCACGCCGTATGCGCGTCGGCTCTATTATCATCCGGAATACCACTTCCAGACAGATGAGAATCCGTTCGCTGGTGGAGCGTGGCTGGAGCCGTGGTTACCGGGTGGGCTTAATCAGAATTTCGCACAGAGGGCATTTAAGAGATTTTATAAGAGAGCGAGTGGTGTGTGATGCTGAAAATGAAAGATATCCGAAAGTGGATTGTGGATCTTGGTGTTGCAGAAGATTCACATGTTTATATTGGAAAACTGGACAACAAGAAACAGAAATCCATTGGAATCTATTCTCGCCCTGCATCCGGCTCTCCGGAGATCGCTCTGGGCGGGCTGGATTGCACCAGCTACGAAACCCGCCGGCTTTCCATTCTGATCCATTGGAGCAAGGGAAAGAGCGAGAGTGAGGAAGTTGCCTTTGAGCTGTGGGAGAAACTTAGAAGTATATCCAGTCTCACCATAGGAAACACACCAGTGCCGTACATTCGCCTGATGGTTCCAGAACCACAAGATGTTGGTACGGATGATTCTGGTGTCTATGAATATGTGGTCTGGCTGGATCTGATTTATTTGAGAAAAGAAAATGAAAGCGAGGAAAAGAAATGGCAGGAGTAGCATATCCGGTACATACCAATAAGTTCAAAATTGGGACAAATGGCACGGAAAGTACAACCGATCAGATGGTTATGCCGGCGGATCTGGAAAACTTCTCACCGGCGATTGATGGACAGACCGTAGAGTGGTTTGCGATGGATGCTGAGGGCTGGGCGAAGAACATGGTTACCGGCAAGAAGTTCTCGATCGACTTTAAGGGCAAACGTTCGGTCGGTGATCTGGGAAATGATTATATCGCAGGGCTTGCAATGAAGATGGGAAATGATGTGCTGACCAAGTTCTCATGGGAAATGGTTTCTGGAGCGAAACTTGAGGGTCTGGCGACAATCAACGTCACAACTCCGGGCGGTGGAGATACGACCGCGCTGGATGCATTGGAGTTCACCCTGACATTGTACGGTAAGCCGACTTTTACACCGGCACTGAATTAAGAAAAGTAGGAGGATAGAACATGGCAAGAGTACTCGACATTACAGACAGACTTACATTTGACGGCAATCCGTCCCTGAAGATTCGTGACAAGGAGCTGGAGGTGAATGCCGATGCGCCGACCATGCTGAAGGTAATGAACCTTATGCAGGATGGTGGTGTTGGAAACGAGCAGGTGGCAGAGGCTTATAATCTGGTGTTTTCGGAGGAGTCACAGAAAGCGATTGAGGAAATGAAGCTGAGTATCAATGACTGGATGGTAGTGGTGCAGTCAGCAATGGAGTTGATTACCGGACCGACTTCGGAGACCAAGGGGGAAGCGTAGACCCGTACTATGATCTTTTTGAGGACTGGGATCTAATCATTTCCAGTTTCTTGTCGCAGTACGGGCTACGCATCCGAACGAAAGAATTTGAGACAGTAACGTGGGATGAGTTCCGGTCTCTTCTGGCTGGACTCTCTCCGGATACTGCACTGGGGCGAGTGGTTGCAATCCGATCAGAATCCGATCCGAAGGTGATCGAGCATTTTACTCCGGATCAGAAACGAATTTATGATACTTGGCGGAATAGAAAAGCCAAGAACATGCCCGAAAAGCAGTATGAGATAGCGATGAAAAATCTGGAGCAGTTCATGGCGGATTGTTTTGGAGGTGGTTGAGATTGGAAAAGTGAAACAAGAAAAGGTGAGATGTCCGTATTGCGGGCATCCAGTAAATGCCTATCAATCAGAAGATGCCAAGTGTCAGGGCATCTTTTTTAAATGCAAAAACAGAGAGTGCAAACGTGTGTTTGAATTAAAGATTTAAGACGCTGTGCCGATGTGCCTGTCTTAAAAAGGCAGGTGACATTTATATGGCAGCAGATGCACAACTTAGATTTGAAGTGGAATTAGATCTAAAACAGATCGAAAAGTCAGTTCAGCAAGCAGCAGAGTTGGTGCGTGATGGATTGACACAAGCATTATCAGGAATTGAAAGCAGTTTTAGTCGGTCCCTCGGTGTTGTGGCGCTTGGACTTCAAGCATTGGGGCAACAATCTGCTCAATCAGCAGAAATGTTGCGGAATGAGCTAACTAAAGCGCTATCGGAAATTCAGCAAGAGAGTGAAGCACCTTTGAGTGACACCAAAGACGGTGTTGAAGGAATCGGACAGCAGTCGGAACAGACAACTGTGCAGGTGCAGGGACTGGGTAAGGAATTACAAAAGCTCAAAGGTATGTTAGCAGGAGCTTTTGCAGTTAAAAAACTGTTAGATTTCGGTGCAAGCTGTATTGAACTCGGTTCTGATCTTGCGGAAGTACAGAATGTGGTAGACGTTACCTTCACGCACATGAGCAAGCAGGTGGATCAGTTCGCCCAGAATGCTGCGACACAGTTCGGATTGTCAGAGACGATGGCGAAGCAGTTTACTGGAACTTTCGGTGCAATGGCGAAAGCCTTCGGTTTCAATAAAAAATCCGCTTATGAGATGTCTACAACTCTGACCGGTCTGGCAGGTGATGTGGCGTCTTTCTACAACATCAGCCAGAACGAAGCATACACAAAGCTGAAATCTGTGTTCACCGGCGAGACAGAGAGCCTGAAAGACCTTGGTATTGTCATGACGCAGACGGCGCTTGATAGTTATGCTTTGGCGAACGGATTTGGCAAGACCACGGCGAAAATGTCCGAAATGGAAAAGGTCGCTTTGCGATATCAGTTTGTTCAGAGCCAGCTTACAACGGCGGCAGGTGATTTCTCTCGAACTTCTGACGGGTGGGCGAATCAGGTCCGTATTCTTCAGTTGCAGTTCGACAGCCTGAAGGCAACGATTGGACAAGGACTCATCGCAGCACTTTCGCCGGTGATCCATGTTATTAATACAGTCATCGGAAAAATTCTTAGCCTGGCAAATGCGATCAAGTCGCTTTCGTCCTTGATCTCGAAGGGCAAGGGAGCATCGTCTTCCGCGTCTTCAGGTCTGGAATCTGTTGCGAAATCAGCAGATAAAGCCGGTTCATCGGCAAGCGGTGCGGGCAATAGTGCAAAGAAGGCTGCGAAGGACATGAAGAGCGTCACAAGCAGTCTGGATGAGTTGCACATCATCGATCAGTCTTCTTCTGGGAGTGGTGGCTCGGGAAGTGGCGGAGATGGTGGCGGTGGAGGATATGAAGCCGATGACTTTGATATGGGATCGTTGGATGATGGAACATCTGAAATTGACAGTCGGCTTCAGGCGATCGCTGACAAAATTACGGAACTGAAAGAGTCATTTGCGCAGGGATTCTGGGAGGGCTTGGGAGATACCTCTGTCTTCGATGACATCCAGAACCACATCGCCGGAATCAAAAAGAGTTTAGGAGAGATTTTTACAGATTCCGAAGTGATTCAGGCAGCGGATCGATTCGGGAATACGTTCATGCGTAGCCTTGGAGAAGTTGCAGGGTCAGTGGCGTCAATCGGACTCACGATCGCAGACAATCTTCTTGGTGGAATGGATCTGTATTTACAGCAGAACACAGGGCGGATCAAAAAGTATCTCGTGGATATGTTCAATATTGGAAGTGACATATCTACGATCATCGGGAATTTTTCTGTTGCAGTTGCGGAGATCTTCTCTGTGTTCCGAAGTGATTCAGCAAAGCAGGTCACAGCTGACTTGATTGGAATTTTTAGCAGTTCTTTTCAAGGTGTTACAGAACTTGGGGCGAAATTCATTCGTGATTTGCTTAATATCATAACGAAGCCGATCACGGACAATGCTGACCAGATAAAAGCCAGAATACAGGGACTGCTCGATCAGCTTAAACCGAAATTCGATGAATTGAAGGAGAAAATTGATAAGCTGTGGGATGGATTGAATACAGCTTATGATACTTATGCCAAGCCAGTACTTGACGAATTCGCTCAAAAACTCTCTGATGCCGTGGATTGGATAACCGAAACTCAGGGTCGCTTTGATGGGGCAATTGGCGTTATTGCTGGATTTTTTGCGGCATGG